CATCATTTCCATTGATTGATGATAATATTACTCAACAAGACATTCAATCTTATTGGAAAAACAACAAAGAAATCAGATTTGAAAAAGGATATTATAATAATTGTGTTGGATGTTTTCATAGAAGTCCTATGTTTTTAAATAAAATGGCTCAGGAACATCCTAACAAAATGGATTTATTTGCATTATTAGAGGAACAAAACAAACCAAATACTTTCAAAAAAGATATAACATATAAACAAATAATTAATTTCAAACCACAATCTGAGTTATCATTTGATGATTTTGATGAATGTGATTCAGGATTTTGCGGTTTATAAAAAAGATAAAATAGATTATGATTGAAAACTTATCAATGGATGGTTTGGTAGAATTAGCCAAATGTCAAAAGGAGGAAAACCTCAGATTAAAAAAATCATTAGAGAAAATTCATTCAATGTTATTATCTTCAAAATCTGAAGTTAAAATCATTAGATATACAGAAAAAGAAATCAAAAATTATAACCAATTAGGAGCAGGATTATGGCAGTAACAAAAATTCATACAACAGAAGAAGTTAAGACAGTAGAAATAACTCAAACATTTTTCTCATATTCTTATCAAAGTAAAGCAGGATTTGCAATAAAAAAGGAGGGATTTAGAACTCGTAAAAAGATGTTAGCAGACATTGAAAAGAATTTCAAGGATATGGATGTAAAAATAGTAGAATGACCTGGAATAAAATTATAAAATCATTTATATTATCTATAATATTAGGAATAACACTTGCAAGTATTGTGGGATATTATATATTAAAATTAACTTATTAAACTAAATAGATTATGAATGTAGATGAGATAAAACCGAACATAGAACAATTACAAGACTTAATTAATAAGTCTAATTCAATGGATTGTGATGTTATTTTAATTAACTCGATTAGAATAATAACTGAACTTTCAAACCAAGTTAAGGAACTATCAAAAGAGAATGAGAGGTTAAACGCATTGAATCAAGAAAAAGGAGTTGGGTATGCTGACTTATATCAAAAACATAAACAACTAAAAGAAAAGGTTAAAAATGAGTTATGTAAACAACCTTGTGAGTGTGGGAAATGCGAATCATTAAGAAGTATAATAAACAATTATTAACCAAAGATTAAAAACAAAGTAACTAACAACTAATATAATTATTATGGATAAAGATGTTTGTAAAAAAATAAGAGAAGCACAAGACTTAATAAAGTTAGCTAATGAATTGGTTTATTTAAAAGAAGAACAATCAGTATTTAAAACAGCCTCCGAAACTTTATCATATATTAACATTCAATATTCAAATGATAAAAGCTGTATTACAATAGGGGTTACTCACTTAAATAATATTAAGGATTTAATTAAGGGTTATTTTGAAAAACAAGTTGAATTGAAAGAGAATGAAGTTAACAGAATGGCAAGAAATAAAAAGTAACATTTAAGTAATATAAACAATTAGACAAATGGAAAAAGAGAAAGCAAAAGCAATAGAGATAATGGCATTGTTTAGACCATACGCTCACGATATAAATATTAATAATGAAATTGACTTAAGGTTAGCTAAAGCCTCAACAAAACATATTGCTATAATTCATGTAAAAGGTATAATAGAGGCTTTAAGTGATGATTTAATAATATATGGCAGTGAATACAGATATGAAGCAACTGAATTTTGGCAAGGAGTATTAAAAGAAATAGAGAAACTATAAAACAATTAAAGATGAAACTAATATCAACTGATGATTATAATTTAGAATTAGAAACTAAAAAAATGGATGCATCTTATTCTGAGGCAGGAAAAGAAGCAGAAAAGTTTAGATTATCATTAAATCATACAAAGTTTGTTAAGCAATCTTTAGAATTAGGTATGTTTATTCCAACAGATAAAGAGGGAAATGTATTAACTGAGCCAAAGAGGTATAGAGATTATTTAGAATATCCTGATAGTTTTGACGGTAATAAAGAAGAAATGGAATGTTGGGAATACCAAGAGGCAAAAGAACGTGTATTATTTAAGGGTAGATGCAGAACAGAAGATGATTTGGATTATTTCTTTTTAACTCACTTGAATATGATTAAGTACAATGGCTATACATCTACTTTTGAATGGAGAAAAGATGATATTAAACATTCATTAGATACTATTGAGGACTTATTAATAATAAACGATTTAACCCTCACTCAATCAGCATTAAAACTAATAAACAAATAGATATGAAAACACCAATAGAAGAATTAATAGCATTTACGAAAGACTTAACCAGAGAATTTACAACTAATGATTTAGAAGCTTTCTTGGGCAGAGAGAAGCAAGTTATTATAGAGGCTTCAATAAAAAATGGAATGTTTAAGAGGTCTTTCGAGAGCAAATATGAGCAACAGAAATTTGTAACAGAGCTTAAAGAACAGACCGAACAATACTACAATGAAACATTTAACAAATAACTAAAGACAAAACACTATGGAATGGATAATAGCAATGATATGTATAACTATAATGGTATGTTTTGATATATATTTTACATACAAAGAAAATACTAAAAACAAATAAACTATGAAAGATTTACTAACAGGAGATAATAAAACTAAGTTTGAAAAGTGGTATCAAATCGATTACTTAAAAATACCAGATGATTATATAACTACTCTTGAAATGGAGTTAGAGGATTTTTATGAGCAAAGGTTTGAAATGCAAATAGGAGTATTATTAGCTTATTATGATAGTTTGGGTATAATTATAATCTTAAGATATGATAGACTATTATTTAGATATAAATATACCATAAAGCACGTTAATAAAGAATTTATATTTTCAAGAGGTAAACATGAAAAATCAAGAAACGAAGCATACAAAGAAGCCTTTTTAAAGGTAAATGATATAGTAAATAAAACTAATTAAGATATGATAGGAAAAACAATAAGATACGAAATGTTAAAGAATGATTTAAGAGAAGGTGTAGTTTTAGATAAGGTTCTAACTCAATACAGTCATTCTGGATTTAATAATTCATGGGTAGCTATAACCAAATATTTAGTAAATGAAAATGGCAAGATTAGATTAGTGAAACCTTCTGAAATATTTGAAGTTTTAACCAAATAAAAACATAATAAAAGAGATATGATAAAAGCAATAAGATTAATTTATCTAATACTAATGTATTCAATTTTAATGATGTTATGGATCACTATTGCAATACCAATTTTATTATGGGTTTTTGGTTATAGTTTAGTTAATAAAATCCAGGAAGTTGATGAGAAATTATATGATGAATATGTGTATAATTAAAAAATCGTATATTTGTATTTGAAGAATTAATTAATTAAAGTATATTAATTTCTTAAATATGGCAGATAGAAGAAAAAATAATGGAGGACATTCTACAAAAGGCAAGGCAGGGAGAAAGCCTAAAGTCCAGGAACAACAGTTAATAGAAAAGTTAACTCCATTAGAGGTATCAGCATTTAAAGCATTAGAAAACGGTTTAAAAGAAGGACAAAATTGGGCAGTTAAACTCTATTTTGAATATAAGTTTGGGAAGGCTAAGGAGTATAAGGAGATTGACCTTAATTCTGATAAACTGAACATCATCATTGGATCATGAACATTGAGTTTAAGAAAAGCCTATTTTCAGAAAGGTTTTATCCATTATTAACTAATACAGATAGATACATATTACTTTGGGGAGGTAGGGATTCCGGTAAATCTCATTTTGCAGCTCAAAAGATGATAATTGACTGTTTAAGGCAACCCTACTTCAGATGTATATTAGTTAAAAAGACTTATGAGAGTATAAAAGATTCTCAATGGCAAACAATAAAAGATTTAATTTATGAATGGAACTTAGAGCATATATTTAAGTTCAATAAATCCCCTTTAGAGATAGAATGTATTACAAATGGAAACAAGTTTATTGCAAGAGGTTGCGACAAACCCGAAAAACTAAAATCAATAAAAGACCCATCCCATGTATGGTACGAAGAAGGGAATCATCTATCATACGAGGACTTCATTACAATAACATCAACAATTCGTTCATCTCAGGCAGCATATTTACAGGAGGTATTTAGTTTTAACCCTGAACACAATGGGGAATTAGAAGAATTTTGGATTTATAAGCACTTTTTTAAACATAAGGAGGATAAGACCTTTAATGATGCTATTGAGTTGGAGATTGATGGGGAAACGGCTAAAATGCCTTATACAGTTCATCATTCAACCTATAAAGATAATGATTACTGTACTCCTGAACGTAAAATCATCTTAGAGGGGTTAAAAGATACTAATCCTTACTATTATTCAGTATTTACTCAAGGAAATTGGGGAGTAAGGGAAGTTGAATCCCCATATATTACAGCATTTGATGAAGAAAAACACATATCAATTAGAGCTGTTCATGTTCCTGGAAGACAAATCATTCTATCATTTGATTTTAACGTTGATAACACTACATGCTTATTATCTCATGTTGGAGAAAAGTATATCCATTTCTTTGATGAAATATCAGCCAATAATTTACCGGAATTATGTGGAAAGATAATGGGAAAATACGGCAAATGGGTTGCTAATTGTTTAGTTACAGGGGATAGAAGTGGGAAGAATAGAACTCACATGATTTCAGATAACATGAATAGTTATCGTATTATGGCTAAATTGTTAAAACTAACATCAAGGCAGTTTAAAATAGTAACAAATCCCCCTCATAAAGAGAATAGGGCAACATGTAACATCCTTTTAACCTATCATCCTGAACTTATATTCCATCCAAGATGTAAGGATACAATATTCGACTTAAAATTCGTTGAATGCGACCAAGAGCAAAGGATTATCAAGAAAGATAGGGCAATAGCTAACCAAAAGGGGGATTTCCTGGATTGTTTTAGATATACCCTAAACACGTTCAAAAGAAAATGGGTTAAAAACTTTAAGATTTAATTAGTATATTTGTTAAAAATTAAGATATGAGTAATTGTGATAATTTTACGAATACAAAGAAAGTTGGTAAATGTGGGGGAAAACTTTGGTTGGGTACTGCAACAACAACAGGAACAGAACAGTTATTAGTAACGTATTATACTAATGGGGATGAAGTTTCAGAAATGACAACACCAATAATTGAGGGTAATGATATATTCCTTGATTTAACTGATCCATACATTGATTATTATAATCCTTTTGTTACTTATTTCATCAGCTTAACAGATGCTAATGGTTATTATTCAGATGGAATCAGTATTACTAACAATGGAGTACTTCATGAGGGGTTTATAGTTAACTTTGGTAATGTAGCAACGACTAATGCAAGAATTGTTATAGTATGATTGACATCTTAATCCTTATATTAATTAATTCAGCCGTTTGTTTTGGTTTTTGGAATGCATGTATGTATATTCCTGGAAAAGAAGAATTAAGAGTTGGGAGTTCATCAGAATTATACTCAGAAACATCAGAAGTTAAGGGAGTGTTATGGTTTATAGAGAAATGGGCATCAGATAAGTGGTTTTATAAGCCTTTATGTGGTTGTTTACCCTGCATGGCATCATTTCATTCAATATATCCTTATTGGACTTATATGTACATGACAAACGCTTTAAATTGGAATGCATTAATCTTTTATCCTGCTTATATTATGGCATTATCAGGGGTTAATTATTTAATAGATAGAGAATGATATTAGAACTCTTTATAGGGTTAGCATTTATTGCCTTTGTTGTAAAGGTTTATCAATATTCAAATAAAAAAGAAAAGAAATGATTACAGAAGTAAGAACACCAAACATCAACAATATTAGAAAGATAACTGATTTTGAATTAAGAAAATTAGGGGTTAGAGGGGAGTTAATAAACGTTGATTATAAAAATAGGTTTAGAAAGACTAATGAAGAAAAGGCTGAAGTTTCTCAGGCTAAAAAACAGCATAAAGAATCCCTAAAGAATCCTATTGTTTATAAATCAAAAGTTGATGCATTATTATCTGTAATGTTAAATTCAAATACTCCTAAATGGGGGAGCATTGAGATAAAACTAATCAAACACTAATGAAAAGATTATTTTACAACATCTATTATTGGATTAAGTTCAAATTCAATAACCCTGAAGATATAACACTTCATCCAAGATTTGATGTTCATATCAAATATGGGTTTTCAGTAGGATCAAAACACTATTATAGATGCTTACATGATTACGATATTAGAGAATCAAGGTTTAGATACCTTAAAACATACTTTCAAGAGGTTGAAAACAAGTTAACTGCTCAAGACATACAGGAGTTTGCTGATGCGACTATTGAATACATGAATAAAAACAAGATGATTGAGGCAGGGCAATTAATGAAGGAACTAAAATACCGTTCTGAATGGTTATTTGAACCAACATCATTATATAAGTATGCATCAGTTATTTACTTTGATTTAGGAGAGAATATATTGGATTACGATATGACTTACAACCATGCTAAGATTCGTTATTGGAGTAAAAAAAAAGAATTGTTGAGGATGCTATTAAAGGAGCTGATGACAGGTGCAGAAACCTTATTGAACTTATCCAACGAAGATTTCGAACATTATATATCAGTACTCCAACAAAAAAAGGACGAACAACAGAACTTAATCTTAGCTTCAGGGGTATGCGAAAGCAACAAATCGACAGAGCAAACGATATAAAGATTGCAGGAGGGGATTTAACTAAGTTAGCTAACCTCAAAAAGGTTTCAACGTTTGAATATCATGAATTTATAGAGCATATTCAAGATAAGAAAAATAATTAGTATATTTGTAATGTTTAAACACTCAATCACTATATTGACGGATATAGTAAAGGAATAGGGCTTAAATTGTAAGGAGGGGTATGGCAAAAAAGACCATGTAAATCCCAACCCTTATTTTGGTTGTGTTTACCTAAGAAGGAAGTTCCCTTAAAAGAGCCATAAATCATTCTATTATGGCAGGAAATGTTAAAGATGTAACGATTAAGATTAATGTTATTGATGGAGACATCAAGAAGACAGGAAAAGACTTTGACAATCTAAATAAAAAGGTTAAGACAGGAACTAAGGAGATGAATAACTCTCTCAGCTCAATGAATAAGGGTTTATTGAAGTTAGGGGGAGCAATGGCAGGAGCATTTGCCATTAAAGCAGTAATTGGGGATGCAGTTCAAAGAATAGTTGCATTTGAGAAATCAATATCATCATTATCAGCAATTACAGGAGCAGTAGGGCAAGACCTTGATAAATTAAAGGGGATTGTATTAAAAACAGCCAAAGAAACAAAGAAATCAGCAATTGAGATTGCAAAAGGGTTTGAATTAGTTGGATCAGCTCAACCTGCCTTACTAAAGAATGCTGATGCATTGGCATTAGTAACAAAGAACTCAATTACCTTATCAAAGGCTTCAGGATTAGATTTAACAACATCAGTTAATGCTGTAACAACAGGAATGGCTCAATTCAACCTTACAGCAGACGATTCTGCATTAGTAATGGATGCATTAGCAGCAGGAGCAAAGGCAGGGGCATCAGCAATTCCTGAAACATCAGCAGCAATTGAGAAATTTGGGGCAGTTGCAAATGGAGCAAACGTATCAATAACAGATTCAGTTGCATTGGTTGAAACATTAGCAACAAAACAATTAAAAGGAGCAGAAGCAGGAAACAACCTTAAAAACATTATATTAAAGTTAAAGAATGCAGGATTAGGATTTGTTGATGGACAATTTGATATAAATGCAGCCTTAGAAGAAACTAAAAACAAGTTTGATGGTATTGAAGATCCTGTTAAGCGTTCACAGGCTCAAACAAAGTTATTTGGATTGGAATCAGCAACGGCAGGACAAATCCTCCTGGATAATATAGGAACATTTGAGGGTTTTCAGGGTGCAGTAAGTGAATCAGGGGTTGCATTAACTCAGGCAGGGATTCAAATGGATAATTTAGCGGGAAGGGTTGAAGAAATGGATGCAACCTATGAATCTTTCTTATTATCATTGGAGGATGGAACAGGAGTATTTTCAACAATTAGTAAGGGAGCAATTGAGGGGTTTACAGGCATATTAGAAAGCATGACAGCCTTAAATGAATTTGAGTTTAGTGAATCAAATGGGATATTAGGATTCTTGAATAATGCTGATAAATTTACCACAAACATTAATGAGATATTGAATCCTGCTGTTGCTCAGATGCAAAAAGATGTATCAAAAAGTACTGAGGCACAACGAACATTTGGATTAGCACTTGAAAACAATGCATTAGTTGTTGGTAAATTAGGAGAGGCATTAAAATCAGGTAAAATAACAGGGGCAGAATATACTCAGTTAATAAAAGATGTTGCATTTGGAACAGAAAAATCAGAAAAGGCTATTGAGGGAGAAACTGATGCATTAGATACTAATACTGATTCAACAAATACAAATAACACATCAAAAAAGAAATCATTAACCTTATTAGAAAAACAACTAAAACTCCAGGCTGACAAAAAGAAAGCAATTAAAGAGGAAAGGGGAATAGGTTTTGAGGATGCAGAAAAAGAGGAGGAAACTGTTTTAGCAGAAACATTTGATGCTGATTTAGATAGATTTTTTACTGTTGAGGAAGAAAAAACTGCTAAATTAAAAGAAGAAAGGCAACAAAGATTAGAAGATGAGGCTGAGGCATTTGAGGAGAAAATGGCAATGCAAGAGGAGAATGATGCAACACAATTAGAATTAGACCAAGCATTTGCAGACGCTAAGGGGCAAATTGATGAACAATTATTATTTTCTGCATTAGGATTAGCAGGGGCAATTGCTCAAGCAGCAGGGGATTCAATGGAAGCTCAAGCAGCCGCATTAGCCTTTGATAAAATAGCTGCAATTGCCTCAATTGTTATTAATACACAAAAAGCAAACGCATTATTAGCTGCCCAATTAGGATTAGCAGCAATTCCATTACAAATAAAGAATAACATTGCAGGAGCATTAGGAGTTGCAACAGTATTAGCAACAGCAATTCCTCAAGTTAAACAAATACAATCATCAGGGAAGGAAAAGAAATTAAAAGATGGGGAAATCATGATTCAAGGGGCAGGAACAGAAACATCAGATTCAATCCCTGCATTATTATCAAAAAATGAATCAGTAATCAATGCAGCATCATCAAAAAAGCATACAGCAGTATTAAAAGCAATCAATGATGATAGGTTTGATGAATAGATGAATAAACAACTTATCCAACAAATGTATTTAGGGGGAGATAAGAAGATTAAATCCTCAATTAAGAGTAAAGAATCATTAATGGTAGAAAACTTCCCTAAATCATTCCGTATATCCAACGCAAAGGCAATTTCATCAGATATTGTTGAGGCATTAGATGAGCATAACTTCTTAAATCAGAATAGTTCATGGGATTAAGAGTTACATTAGATACAACCCTTTTAGTTGATACTCCAAGAGGTTGGGATGAGGCTGATATTATCTCTCAAAGGGATAAAACCATCAGAGGATTGTTTGTTAATTATACAACTGATTTAGAATTTTGGGGAGATGGTTTTGATTACCTGGATAACATCATGAATCAAGATTATTGCCAAACTGTTGCAGTATTAATTGAAACAGATGATTGCAATGCAGGAACATGGGTTGAGGAGTTTAATGGAATTATACAATTAACCCAAATAAGCAAATATGATGTCCAAAAACGTATTATATCAACAAAGATATTAGATGAATCATTTGATGCTAAGATAGACAACAATAAAAGCCTAAAAGCATTCGTTGATGTTGGAACATCTAAAAATGGGGTTGATATTCAGGCAGCTTCAGAGAATGATATTCAAGTATTTGATCCAACATCAGGATTCAACACATTTAATGGAACAACAAGGGAGGGATATAGAGCATTTGATTGTTTTAGGTTTATAATCGATTACATGACTGATGGACAAGTTGGTTTTAAATCAGATGTCTTTTCAGGAGAGTTTTATCATTGGATGGTATTCAATGGGAAGGAATTAAGAGTTGGAGCAGGGAATGGGGATCAATTAGAGGTATCTTTTAAGGACTTATTCATAGAGTTTCATAAGAAATGTAATTTATCCTTTGCAATAGAGCCAACTCCATCAGGATATACTGATGCTTTTCAATTAAGGTTGGAGAAAACAAGTTATTTTGAGCAAGATGATGCATTATTGACATTAGATAATGTAAGGGATATAATAATGAACTTTAATAAGGAGGAATTATTCTCAGATATTGAAATTGGGAGTAAAGATTTTGATGATAATATCATTTTCTCTTATCCTCCATTAAATTTCAAGGCATTTAAGATTGAGAATTACACAATATTAGGACAATGTAATGTTGACAAAACATTAAACTTAGTTTCTAAATATATTATCGATACAAATATAATTGAAGATGTTGTTACTAATAATAACACAAAATACGACAGAAAAAACTTCATAATTGTAACAGATGGTACAAAGGCAATAAAATATAAGGAATTTGATTCTCCTGTTTCAACAGGGAATGATGATGGAGGGGTTGCAAATAGATTAACAGATTCAACTGCTGATTTTAATGCTGATGGAGTTGTTGCAGGGGATATGGCTGTCAATATGCTAACAGGACTAACTGCAAACGTTAATTCAGTAGATGCAGGGGGAACATTTTGCGTATTAGATACAGATATATTCAACAATGGGGATTCTTATCAAGTAAGAACACAACCATTCAATTATAACTATCCTTTAACTAATATTGAGGTTGTTTCCAGGTTTATTGGGGGATTACCCAATTCAGTAATCAAACATATCTCAGCAGGAGGGACAGCAGGATTTCATGCAGGAATAACAACCAATATTGTTGATACAGTCTTTCCGGTAACAGTTAATCCAATAGAATATGATGATGATTCAACAGCTCCATTCTTTGATTTAGGGAATAATTACGATATAGTCAACTTTTATTACACTATTCCATCATCAGGATTGTATGGATTTGAGGCAAGATCAGCATTACAATTAAATGGGAACATGGGAGCTGATGAAGTTGTTAATGGAGATTTTGCAGTTTCAACAGGATGGTTTCAGGGTAATGCCTCAACCATATCAGCAGGAAAGTTTAATATTGGAGCATCAGCATTTAATGCTCCTCAAGCATTCTTAAAACAGTTAGCATTCTTAACAGGAAACAAATATAGATTAACATTTGATTGCACTATTGCATCAGGGAGTATTATTGTTGTAAATGGAGGAGTATTTACATCAACAGGAACATATACAGTAGTATTTGATTATACAAATGTTGCATCCCCTCCTGCATACTTAGAATTTAAGTTTTTAGTGGGAACTAATGGGAATGTTAATGCAACAATCGATAATGTGGTAATGAAACCAATGCCAAGATTTGATGTTACTCAAACAATTCAAAGAATATCCCCTCAAGGGAATTTATTGCAATCTTTTAGCAATTCAGATAGTTTTGTTTTTGATAATCAAGCATTTCAACAAAGATTGCATTTTATAACCCAAAAAACATTCCCAACATTTGTTAATGAGAGGGTTAATGTGATAATTACACTATCAACTCCAAAGGGAAGTAATATGCAAACCGAAATATTGACATCATACTTTGATTTAGTAACTGAAACAACACAAAGAACAGATTTTAGGTTGATTTCATCAGATGATGGTGGTGGGGATATACTGCCTGTTGATCCTGATACTTTCCCAATCTATCAATACAAGTTTGAAAAGGCAATAACATATACAGATTTCAAAGCATTGAAAGATGCTCCTGAAAAGGCTGTTTTATTCTCTAAGAATACAGTTAATCACATATTTGGATGGAGAAATCAGATAAAATACAACAGAAAGACCTCAACATGTGAGTTTAGGTTACGAGCTAAGAACAAAATTAATGGAGATTGTTAAATTATGGCATCAAGTAGAATATTAAATCAGGCAGTTAAGTTATACACAGCATTAGAAACTCTCTTTAATGATAAAACATCTATTTGTCAATGGCATTTAGATTATTTCCCATTAGTAACATGTGATGATACAACAGAATGGGTTATGGATGTCGCTACTCAGACAGCAGACGTACAAGTTGGAGGAGATTTTGGGACTGAAGGATTAGAGGGAACTCAAACATCAATATCAGCAGGAAAATTGGTTGATTCAGGAGCAGACTTTGATGGAAGTATTGGGGTTGGAACACCAATTGCCACAACGTTCATGTGGGCAAGGAATACATCAACAGATGTAACATCAAGAATAACATCAGTTGATTCTGCAACAACAATAACATTAGTTGATGATATATTCTCAGCAGGAGGGCAAAATTATGAGATTTCTAACTATAATCTATCAGGAAACTTTGCAATAGGTACTGATGAACTTGTTAAAACAACAGGGGCAGTTGCGACAATGAAACAAACTAATATATTGGTTGATAATAACCTTTATAAGTATGAAATTGATATAACATCATTCACATCTACATTAGATGGAGACCAATTGAGATTCTATATTGGAGGGACATTGGTTTTAACCTTAGATGAAACAGATGATCCATCAGGAACGGTTACATTATACGGTTATGCTTCAGGTAATGATGAAACAGCAATAATGATTGATTCTGATGCTAATATAGCAGCTACATTTTCTGATTTAGTTGTTACTCAGTTAAATAATCCAATGTTTTTTGTTGTTAATTGTGATGATAATACGGTTGCTTATAGTTCATTATATACAGATATAATATCCTCAGCAACATCCTCTCAAATTAAAATGTCTTTTGATTGGGGGAATTTACAGGATGGATATGGATGTACAGGATGTTATCATATAAGAATTATTGATGATGTTGGAGTTCCTGAGAATGTTTCTTTAGATAGAATTATTGATGGAGACTTTCCTAATCTTACTAATTGGAATGCAGGAAGTGGATGGACAGCAGGAATAGGAGTTGCCATAATGAGTTCAGCAGGAGGGGCAGGGGATTTAACCCAAACAACATTAGCCTATAATTTTAGTAAATCATTGAGTTATGATGTTACATTTACTGTTGCAGGATATTCAGCAGGAGATTTTGATGTTAAACTTTATAATGGGGCTGCTGAAGTTGCTAATTTAGGGAATATATCAGCAGCAGGAACATACACATTATCATCAGGAGTATTAACTGCCAATTGTGATTCAATATCATTTGAGGCTAATTCAGTAGGGAATCAAGGTTATCAATTATCAACACTAACTGCTCTCCTGGATGTTGTTGATTCAGGTTATGATTTTAGAACAGATTGTTATCAATTAAAAGCATCTCATGATTGTACTGTTAAACTTTCAGGGACTAATTTAGATAATGCCTTTGGGATTGATTTTGTAGGATTATCTTATAACCCTGTTGTTAGAATATCAGCAGAATTAATGAATCCTAAATATGATGGGGATAAGGAAAATGAGGAAGATTCAGCAGGAGTTTCAAAAACACTATATTTCAAGAGTGAAAAGAAAAGAAATTTATTCATTTGGCAACAACCGGAATGGATGCATGATTTTTTACGTCTTTTAATAGGATATGATACATTTTTAGTTGATGATGTGAACTATATCTCTCAAGATGCATCATATAGTACTGAGGGGGAAAGATTAGCGGGGAAATTACCTGATTTATCAAATGCCAACTCAGAATTAAGACTTAAAACTGATTTAAACGAAAATAAATATTGTTAGCCACAATAAAGAATGGGGACATTAAAATCTATTAAAATTAATAATTAATAATTATAGTATTATGAGTTTATATTGTGATACACCCATACCCGCCTTTGCCGAAGATATTTGTGCTAATGCAGCAGGGAGAATTTTAGCTATTGCTTTTTTACGAAGTGACCATGCTATTACTGATCCAACTGTTTCAGCTCAATGGAATACAGGCATAGGGAATGGAACAGTAGTTATTATCAAGAATGTGAGGGGAGCAAAGCCAAAAGCGGCTCCTGTTCAGGTTGATGGTTTTGGAAGACAGAAAACAAGGACAGTAGGATTTGAGAGAACTTTAACGTATTCTCATCCTGATGTTATTGGAAATGAAGATTTCTATAATGCTTTGAACTTTGATTCATCTCATTCTGTTGCTTACTTTACTCAAGACGGCTCAATTTGGTTTCCTCCAAGTGATAATCCAATCGCTAATGTTGATTCTGATTCAGTTGTTGAGGAAGGTTTAGATACATCTATTTTTTGGGATGTGGCTGTCAATTGGGCAGCTCAGGATATGCATACAGCATACACTGCTCCTGCTGATATATTTGAATAGTAACAAATAACTTATTAAACCTCGTAACCTCTTTTTAAATGTTACGAGGTTTTTTGTTTTTAGATAGTTTTTATTTGTATATTTGACAAATGAAAACAATTGAAATAAAATACAAGGGAATAAAACACAGTATTATTCTTGATGATTCTGATTATGAAAATATAAAACAATATAGTTGCTATTTTCATAAATGTGCAAATGTTAACTATGCTGATGTTTATGTTAATCGAAAGAAAATAAAGTTACATAGATTTGTAATGAACGCAAAAAAAGGGCAAATTATAGACCATATTAATAGGAATGGATTGGATAACAGAAGGTCAAATCTAAGGATATGTACATCATCTGAGAACTCAAAAAACAGGAATGGATATGGATCATCAAAATATTTAGGAGTAAGTTATCATGTGGTAAAAAGAAAATATTTTTCTAAAAAACTAAAAAGAGAAAGTCGTTATACTTACAGAACTATTATAGCAAATATAAAAATAGACGGTAAACAGAAGTATTTAGGAACTTTTAAGACTGAGGAAGATGCTGCATTAGCTTATAATGAATCAGCAAAAATAAATCATGGAGAATTTGCTAATCTTAATGTTTTTTAACTTAAGTTTACAAAGTGAATAAGATTAAAAACATAAAGCTCCCCATTTTCATTATAAGTTTTTTTCTTTTTTTCACTTATTCACAACTTGAATTTGGGGAGTTATTTAACTAAAGATTATGTATAGTAAAAAAGAAGTAGTAGAGTTGTTTAATGATTTTAAAGAAGAAAATTGCTCATTTGAGCATGGGAGCTTTTATTATGATAAACACTCAATTCCTCAATTCCTAAAAGAAAAAGGATTAATAGAACAGTTTGAGGTTGGTAAGTGGTGGAAACAAAAAATATACAATGGAGATACTTACTATATGTGTTTATATGAATTAAGATGTGGTAGTTGGTATTTTTATGGTATAATAGACGGTAAATGGGGTAAGTCAAGTGTATCAACTTACGATATGAAAAAATGGGAACGAATGACTAATGAAGAAGTAGAAGAAGCATTAATTAAGGAATGTGATAAATTTAAAGGCAAGAAAGTAAAATGTATTTTTGATGGGATTGAATATAGTATTTGGCAAAACCCTAAATATTGGTATAATTCAAGAGATAATCATTTAGGAGTAGAATTTGCTGGTGGGGATAAATGCGTATTATTTCATAATGGGGATTGGGCAGAAATAGTAGAAGATAAGAAAGAGGAAATTGACTTAAGTGTTTTGAAAATGAGAGGGGACAACTTCAAAGGCAATATTATACAAAGATTAGAAGCAATAGAAACTAAGATTGGATTATAAACGGTGAAACATACATAAAGAAATGAATGAATCTACAACAATAATTGCAAAGACCATAAAAGAGGATGATGTTGTTAAGGTTGTAACAAATGGGATTACTGTAATTGGTACTGAAGATAAGTTCTTTGAATTAGAAGAAAACGAAATATATGAAATAAAAATAACTAAACTTAGATTAGAATGATAGAAGAATATTTAAAAGAAAAAGAGAATCAAATTCACATTGAAAAGTTAACTGCATGGAGAGATTTCTATCTTGATTGCAATAATGGTTGGAAAGCAACTATAATGGAAAAGAAAATTGAACGATTTAAAAAGAAGTTATGAAAGATTTATTAAAAGTGGTTGTTTCATTAATACTTATTATATTAGCAACTCCATTAATTCCTATTATTGTAATTTGTAAGTTGTCAAACGAAGCATCAAACAATGTAATAATATTTATTGATAATTACATAAATAAAGATGAGTAAAGGAGTTTTATTAATAGCATTAGGAAAACATTACAGCAGATTAGCCTTTAACATGGCTAAATCAATACATCAATATTCTGATGTTGAGATTGCATGTATTACTGATGAAACTGATTCATCATTATTAACTGAATATAGTGATATAATAAGACCTAAATTGGATGATTACTTAGAGGAGTATCAATTCAATCCTTTTAAGTTAAAGACTTACATGTATGATTTAAGTCCTTTTGAACATACTATTTATTTAGATGTTGATGGGATTGTTTTGAAAGATATTGATCCACTATTCAGATTTAAGTTCAAAGTCCAGGAGGTTGCTAAATATACCTATGAAACTGCTGAAGGTTGTGATATGGTATGGGTTAAAAAGGCAGGATTATGTCTAAGAGATGTATTTGATGCATGGAATTTACCTCATGATAGGGAATATCCTGAACATAACTCATCAATAGTGATATTTAATCGAAGTAAAAAGAATGAAAAGTACTTTGAGAGGGTAAAAAAGAACTATTTTGATAGGAAATTAAATTTCAAACCAATTGGAGGGTTATATCCTGATGAATTAGCGTTTAATTTGGCATCAGCTCAGTTAAAACATTACTCAGATAAGCCATCATTAAAACCTATATACTTCTTTTGGGAGAATAAGATGTTAGCAGGAGAGCAAATAAGGACAAATTACTTCGTTTTAGGTATGGCAGGAGGTTTTCACAACACTAAGTTAAAACATATCTATGAAACGACTGTAAAACAGTTTTCCCCATATTGGAAATGGGATTCAATGCAGAAAATATTTCACAAAAAAAGATAAATTATGTTTAGAAAGATAAAAATTATATTAGCAATGATTTGTTGTTTAATTACCCCTTATTGTTTTGGGTTATTAACTCCTGATTATTTATTTGGAATACCAACGGATTCATTCGTTAGTTATTTATTTGGAATGCTTATTATTTTAGGCTTAATTGCTATTGCCCTTTTATTAGCATTGTTATATTTATGTATTGAAGATTTAATTGATTAATTATGAGTAGCAGAACAAAGAAAATATCAAAGAATGCTCAAATGGAAGCATTACATGATAAGTTAGATGAATTTGGAACAGCAATGTATTGGTTAACTACCTACATGAATAAATATGATTTAACTAAACATTATCAGGCATGGGTTGAGGCAATGGGAACAGATAAAGAACTTCCTAATGTATTAACTCTAAGTGATATTAAAATGAATAGAGATAAAGATGAATAAAAAGCAGGAAATTGAAGAATTAAAAGCCTTATTTAAGGAGCAGGAAGAAACTATAAGGAGAATAATGATTGTTATTAAACCTCAATATGAAGCGTTAAATTGGCACTCCCCTGATTGGAGGCTTTCATTAGATGTTTATGAGGAATTAAACAAAGACTTTAATAATGAATGAAAAAGTATCTATAATAATCCCTATTCATAATATGGTTAGGAGAGGACTGAAAAGAATAAGAAACTCAGTAATCTCCCTACAATGTCAATTAGAATACATTGAAGATATTATCATTGTTAATTCTTCTGAAAAGATTGAGTTTGAAATGTTAGAGGGATTGTTAATAGGGCTAAAAGTAAAACATATTCATTATCCTTTACATGATTTCAATAAATGTAAGCTGTTAAACAAAGGAATCCAGGAGAGTAACTCAAAATATATCATGTGTACTGATGGGGATTACATATTTAAGGCTGATTTTATGTATATTTGCAACAACTTTAGAAGCGAAAAGAGGATGTTGCATAAGAAGGTTAAGATGCTCCCTAATATGGACATCAAAAAGGAAAAGATTGCACAATGGAAGTTCCCTAAATGTGGTTATAATATATGGGGAATGTTTGCTAATGGAGCATGTCAATATGCAACAAAAGATTTCTTCATTAATAACCCTTATCCTGAAGAAATGGATGGATTTGGGGCAATGGATAATCTTATGTATTATATGGCAGTAAATAATGGGTTGGAAGTAGTTTGGATTCAAGAATCTGAGATACTTCATCAATATCATCCTGTTGTTAATAAGATGGGGGGAGCAAATAGAGAAAAATTTGATAGAAATCAAAGGATGTTAGCAGAATATAAGAATGAAAATAATTTACCTGATTCATTATTTAAGATATGAAAGTTAGATGGGCAAATCAAGATTACTATCATGAGGTTAAGAACTTTGAATGGGAGGATTTTGAAGCTGAGGCATTTTTTAAGGATGAAATCTTTGGATGGTGGGGAACATTATACATAGCAGTAAAAACAAAAGATTATAATGAACGTTAATTTATACATAAACTTTTATGTTGATACTAATCCTAAAAGACATAGGGAATTAGTTTGTTGTCTCCTGGATAACCTAACAAATCAATCAATCAACCGTATTGTAATGTATATCTCAAAGGAACATTTACAAGTCTTTAATAATATACTTAATTCAAACAAATTAACAACTGCTCATCAATCAAAAGTTGTCCCTATTATAACAGAATTAAGACCATCATATAACGATTACTTTATATTAACAGGAGAATATCCTGAAGATATAAATATCATTGCTAATACTGATATTGTTTTTGATTATATGGTATTGGAGAAATTAAAGAGATGGAATTGGGGGAATCATTGCCTTGCATTGAGTAGATGGGACTTTCTTAATGATTCAATGAGTAAACCATACTCAAGACATCATGCAAATAGGGATTCTCAAGATGTTTGGATGGTAAAAGGAAGATTTAAAGTGATACCGGAAGCAAACTTTTGTTTAGGGAAACGAGGTTGTGATAATCGTATTGCTTTTTTATTGGATAAGTACTATGATGTAATAAACCCATCAATTGATGTAAGAACATATCATTATCATATAACAGGAGTAAGAAATTACTGTATGAATACCCAAAAGGATGTTGTTCAACCTCCTTATAAATTAGTAATACCAACAAAATTACCAAGATGAAATTAGATATAGATTATTTAGAACATATTGGGGGGACTTATTGTTTAAGTTTACTGCCAATTATTTATTGTGATTATTATAAAGATAGAGAAAGAAGATTGGGGATTCAATGGAGCTTATTGAGATATAAAGTATTTATTGAAATAAAATGGAGAAAATGAAAGTATTAAATCTTAGTCTTATGTGTGGCGAAAACGGATTTACTAAGGCATTTAGAAAAAGAGCCTCAGAATACATTGAATTAAAACCCAATACAACATCTTTTAATGAGGAAGTTCAAAACATTACCCTACAATTTAAGCCTGATTTAGTATTCATTCAGATACAAGCATCAAATATTATATCAGAACAAACTGTTAAGATATTAAAAGGAACAGGAGCATTTGTTGTTAACTTTACAGGAGATGTAAGGCATCCAATTCCTCAATGGTTTTATGAGATAGGGAAACACATTGATTTAACGTTATTTAGTAACATGACTGATGTTAAACAGTTTAGAAATGATGGTTTAAAAGCTGATTATCTTGAGATTGGTTATGATCCTGAGATATTCAAACCTGAAGGGGATAAATTACTTACAAGAGACATTGTATTTTTAGGTAATACTTATGGAGCAGGATTCTTCCCTTTATCTAAGATGAGAATACAAATGGTTGCTTTCTTAAAGTATCATTATCCTCATGATTTTGGTTTGTATGGAAATGGATGGGAAGTTTGCAATGGTAATTTCAATCATTCACAACATGAGGAGGCTAAATTATATCGAGGGGCAAAGATAGCAATCAATCTATCCCATTATGATTATGAAAGATATAATTCAGATAGGATTTTAAGGATTATGGGAACAGGAACTCCATTATGTTTAACAAAGAATTATAAAGGATTAAAAGAAGATTATAGTCCTGGAGTTAATGTTGCAACATGGGATGATTTTGATGAGTTGAAACAAAACATTGATTTCTACCTTAAAAACGAGAAAATAAGAAAGGAAATTGCATTGCATGGGAATGAATTAGTAAAAAATACATTCACTTTTGATAATATGATTGATAATATAATTAATTTAGTAAAATGAGTTTATTAAGGAAATATTATAATGAAGAATATTTATATAAAAATGATATTGATTTTTCTGATGTATCATTAGAAGAAAGGGAAATGATTGTTTCAACATTGGGATATGATATGTATGTTGCATGGTTTCCTGTTGATAAGGCATATAAAGAGTTTAAGGATTCATTATTCGAGGCATTAGATAATAGAATTTACAAATGGATGTTAAAAATGTACTTTAAAATAAAAGAATGAAAGCAAAAGTTATAGGGTATTGTCCACTTCATTACGGAAAGGATTATTTGAGGGAATCATTAGAATCAGTAATTGATTTATGTGATAAATTTGTTGTTTTATACACCCCATCTCCATCATATTCTTATGGGACAACTGCAACATGTCCTGAAAGTGAGGAAGAATTAAAGGCTATTGCTGAAGATGTATGTGGGGAGAAATTAACATGGCATTCAAGAAACTATCATAGTGAGGGAGACCATAGAAACGAGATATTCAAATTTAGTTGGGGTTTTGATTTGTTAGTTGTTGTTGATGCTGATGAAGTGTTTAATACGGATGAACTAAAGAAAGGGTTGGAAATAGCATCAAAGGGAGTTCATAGAAATTATGGAATCAAGGGATATATTAACCTTTGGAGGTCTTTTGATTATGCTTGTTATGATGGATTTTTACCTATCAGAGTTATCAATCTAAATAACCAACATCCTGATATGAGTTCATTGGATGTTACAATATGGCATTTTTCAACATGTCAATCAAAAACAATAATGGATTATAAGTATTTAATTCATGGGCATAAGGAGGAATTGAGAGATAATTGGCTGAATGATATTTATTATGCATGGGATAATGATAATCATTTTGATGATGTTCATCCTGTTGCGTTTGGGTTATGGAATCCAACAGAATATGATAAACAATTAATGCCAAAATCATTAAGGAATCATCCTAATTTTAATAAAGAAATAGTTGAATGAGTGAAATGTTATTAAAAATTCCAATAGAAATCCTTTATGAATTAGAAAAAAAGGAAAATAGGGAGCTAAAAGAGTATATTGAAACATTAAAAGAGCATATTGATTCGTTAAGTTTAACCCAAAGAGATAAACAGATTTCCATTTATAGAGATAAAAAATATAAAGAACTTAAAAAACGGAATAAACAATTATTAAAAGTTAATAGGGAATTAGTATATTATAAAATTCAATGTAATTTATTAGGATGAGAAAAGGATGTTGTATAGTAGAAACAAGACCAATTGCAAATTTGGTTGAGATAATTGTGGATTATCATCTTAAATATATTCCAAAAGATTGGGGAATTACCTTATATCTATCATTAGATAATGTCCATTTAGTTAAAGATGTAGATTTTGGGAGGAAAACAAACATTGTTATGATTCCTCCAGGAAGATTTGATGAATCAACATATAATGTATTATTAAAATCAAGACAATTTTGGTATTCATTACCCTATGATAAGGTATTAATCTTTCAATCAGATAGTAGATTATTAAGAGAGGGGATTGAGGATTATTTAGAATATGATTATATTGGAGCTGCATGGAAGTTTCAAGAGCATGGAGGAAATGGAGGATTAAGTCTTAGGGATGTTAATGTAATGAAAGAAATAGTTGAAACGTTCAAATTCTCAACAAGAAATGAGGATGTTTTATTCTGTAACATCATGAGGAATTATAAAGTTGGCAATTTAGCATCAAGAGAAAAATGCATGGAGTTTTCAGTTGAAACAATCTTTGGGTTGGGAAGTTTGGGAGTTCATGCAATAGATAAATGGTTAAGTAAAGAAGAATGTAAACAAATATTAGAACAGTATGGCAGAAGTTAAAGATATTACCTTAAATATAAATGTTGATGATAGTGTAGTTAAAAAAGAATTAACTAAATCAATAAAATTAGCTGAAAGGCTTGAAAAACAACTTTCCAAGATGGAAAATATGAAGATTGGAATTGAGGTTATAACAGTAAAAAAGAAATGGTATCAATTTTGGAAATAATATGAGAATAGCAAGTATGATAGTGGATCATTTAGAACATGTCAATTATAGAGTTGAATATGTTTCTGAAAGGTTAATGATTTTTGATTTAGTTATTTGGTTTGGAGCTGATGAACATCAATGTGAGATGTTGGAGGTAAAAAAAATGGCATGTAATCATCCTAATATTGAGATAGTAAACTTAAATTGGAAAATAAAGGATGGAAGGGATTTTGCAATGATGCAAGACATGAGCTATGAATACATAAGAGACAATTATGATTATTCTGTTTCTGCTTTTCAATCTGCTGATGAACTATTAACTGAGAGGGGAATCAAAGAAGTAAGTAAATGGATAGAGACATCAGAACAACAGTTTGCTATTTTCGGGGCAATGAGTAATAAGTTATTTTGTGAAACTTTCTTTGCTCAATTAGTATTCCAAATCTTTAGAAAGGGGGTTGTATATCGTTCAAATGATGGTTTATCTGATAATATAAGATTTTGTGATAATGTTAGGATAGATTGTAACCAATATGTTAGTAATTTGGGGGAATCCTCTCAGGAACTAATGAATTATGTTATTGATACGGGATATATTGATGCTTATGCATGTTATCAAAAGACAAAGAATTGGGGTAGGTTATGCTATCATGATGAATATACTGATGAATTGGTTGAATTATGGGAATCAGGGGATAAGAAAGGATTTATTGAGTTATTTATTAAGAAATCAAGAACAGAATATCATGGAGCAACAGACCAACAGATTATTCCTTTTAAATATGAGGGAGAATATAAAAGATTGGTTGATGATTTAGGGTTAAAAGAAGAATATGATTATACATGTAAAATATTAAATGAATTATAATGAAAAAAGACGAATTTAAAAGTATATGTTATTCATGTACTAAATTAATAAAACAGGAGTATGTTGTTGCTCATGGGGAAGGTGGTAAAATGAATATGTTTTATTGTAAGGGGGAAAAGATTTTATCCCCAATGATAATGACAGTTCATGGGCAACAAGAACCCGCAATAATGACATGTTCAGAATACATTATGAATAAAAAGAAATAACAATGACATTACAAGAAAAATACCATCAAGAATGTAAAAGACCATCAGATATAAATGAGCTTTTACCAACATTAAAAGAATACGCTAATAAATGCGACCATGTTACTGAAATGGGAGTGAGATATTTTGTATCAACTTATGCATTTTTATCATCATCAGCTAAACAAGTTGTTGGAATAGATATTGAGAAACAATTAGAACAATTCCAGGAGTGTAGGGATTTATGCAATAAAGAGGGAAAACGGTTTAAATATGTTATTGGGGATTCATTAAAGATTGAGATTGATGAAACAGATTTCTTATTTATAGATACTTGGCATGAGTATGGACAGTTAAAAGCTGAATTAAATAGACATCATTCAAAGGCTAAGAAATACATTGGTTTTCATGATACAACAACTTATGCTCATGTAGGGGAAACTGAATATTGGGATGTTAAAGCATCAGGAGGATTCTCAGAAACAGGAAAAGGACTTTGGGATGCTATTGAGGAGTTTTTAGCAGAACATCCTGAATGGGTTATTGATTTAAGATTAACCAATAACAACGGTTTAACTATTTTAAAAAAAAATTAGTATATTTGTAAGTTAGAAGCAATCCTTTGCTTAAATTAAGGGCAAATCTGTTAAATCTATATAGATGCCAATAACAAACAAAAAGAATTTTAAGGAGGATGAAGTATTATTCCCATATATTACTAATTTAGTTAATGATGCTGTTTATCATAAAAATTATGAGGACAATATTAATCAAGCATCTCAAATGGGGGTGCATTTAAAGGGAGATTTACCGGAAGACCTTTTAACAACCCAAAGACCTAATGAGCCAACTGAAGTAATGAATTACAGGCTCTCAATATATGAGCCAACAACACAATCTCAAGGTAAAAGGATAATCAACGTATTATCAAAGATACAACAATCATCTAATTACTCAATTAAGTTTGAAGACCAATCAAATGTTGATGATTCTGATTCATTAAAATCATATACTCAGGAAGATTATCCTGTTTTTGGTAGTGTTGAAAAATGGGCATTTGATGTTGCTTTAAAACAGGATTTAATTGATGCTAATGCATTAGTTGTTGTTAAACCTTTAATGATTCCTGAAGATAATGTTACCTATCTAAAACCCTTTACTTTTATTTATAGGTCGGATCAAGTTCTTGATTATGGACTTAATTATTACACCATTCTATTAGATGAAAAGAACATGGTTAAGGATGTTGCCTTAAATATTTGGGAGATTGTAACAGATTCTCAGATTCTAAGGATTAAACAAACCAATCCATCTAATTTAGGCATTGTTGAGGTTGAAGTTTTATTTGAATTTGGGTTTGGGGAAGTTCCTGCATATTTCTTGAAAGGGGATTATAGAGAGGAAACATTGCCATTTGCTTATGATTCTTTTGTGAGTGGGATATTACCATATTGGAATAAAGCAGTAAGAATGACATCAGATTTAGATGCTCAATATGTTGCTCATTTGTTTCTTGAAAGGGTTGAGATGGAAGTTGAATGTGATAATGGATGCAGCAAGGATGAAGATAATATCTTTAAAGTTCAGGGGTTAAGAAATGGGCAGGAAATATTAAAAGTATGTGATAGATGTTCAGGAGGAGGATTTATTAATGGACGTTCCCCTTTTGGAACTACATCAGTAAGAAAAGATGCATTTGGGGAAGATTCTTCAATTGAGTTTCCTGGAGTAACATACATTGATAAGCCTGTTGAAATTGTAGAATTAACAGAAAAGAAAGTTGCTGAATTATTATCATCAGGATTTGCTTCTATTAACCTTGATATTATAGATAAAGTTGGAGAGAATCAATCAGGAGTTGCAAAAACTATTGATAGGGATGAATTATACTCATTTTTAAACAAGATTTCAGATAACTTATTTGATAACATAATAAAGAATGCTTTTAGATTTATAAGTCTTTGGAGGTTTTCAGTAATTAATGAAACAACATTCCCAACCATAAATAAACCAACATCTTTCAATGCTTTGAATGAAACTTTATTAGTTCAGGAGATTGAGAGTTTGGCAGCAGCAGGAATTGATACAACTCAATGGGAATTAGATTTAATTGATAAGAAATTCCCTAATGATACTCAAAAACAAGAATTTAATAAGAATGTTATTGAATTGGATTACTTATCAGGTAAAACTGAGGAGGAAAAGTTAAATGTTTTATTAGGGGGAGGAGTTTCAAGAGAACAATACATTATATCTTCTAACATTAGGGGTTTAATCCTGGATGCAATTGAAAAAGATGCTGATTTCTTAAATAAAACAAGGGAACAGAAGATTATGAAGTTAGAAGAAATGGTAAAAGCGAAAATAGTTTCACAAATAGAAATACCGGAAGAAGATGCTAACAGCGAAGGAAATGGACAATCTCCTGATGGAGAGGCTGAAACTAATTGATGATTCAGTTGATGGATTAGATGTTAAAGAAGACCAAGAAAAGATATTCAAAGCCATCAAGAGATATTTACAAAAAGAATTGGATTTGGATTCAGAGGGTAATATCAAAAAATCAGCAAAAAATATTAAAACAGTCCAAAAAGTAAAACTATTGAGAAACATTCTTATCTCAGATAGTTATAAAAAGAAAGTTGCTAAATTTATTGCATCCTATGATAAGGTAAAAACCCTATCTGATACATATCTAACTGAAATGTAATGCCTAAATTTAAGGATTTACCACTATATGAGGAGATATTAGAGTTTTCAAAGCAACAAGCTGCATTAAACTTATTAGAATCAGGGGTTGATGTTAATTTCTTTGATAAGATAATGACAACATTAAACTCAGCAGTATTTGAGGGGAGTAATTTTGATGATTTGATTGATGAATTAGATGTCTTTATTAATGGGGCTGAAGGAAGTGTTGGGGGATTGCAAAGGTATGTATCTCAAGTAACAAATGACAGTCTAACAACCTTTAATGCAACCTATAATCAAACTATTTCTCAAGATTTAGGCTTTGAGTTTTATAAATATACAGGAACTAAGATTGCAAAAACGAGGCAATTCTGTATTCATTACATGCAAGATTACTTACATCATAATGAAGTTGAAGATTTAGGGATGGGAGTTGATCCAATAACTCATAAATCATTAGCATCATTAAATCTATTAGCAGGAAGAAAAGCAGGAACTAATAAAAGTAATATATTTGTGAATAGAGGGGGTTGGAATTGTAGGCATTTCTTTTCTCCTTTATCTGTTCGTTTAGTCCCTAAAAAAGATTTAAGAAGGAATGTTAAGAATGGAAACTTTAACCCATCAGAAAGGGAACAAAGATTATTATAAAATAAATTAGTATATTTGTATTAATTATTAATAAAAGCAAAAAAAATGGCAGGACAAAGACCAACAATTAAAATTATAGACGTTCAGAGAAGCTCTCCAGGAAAGTTATTTGAATCTGAAATGTATTTGCATATTTGGGAAGCAAAAGAAGGAAAATTAAGAGGACAGGGATGGATTCCAAAGAATGAAATTGAAAAAATCGAAGTAACAGAAGTTGCTGATGGATTAGAAAACACAACTGTTGAAATTGAAGAAGCTGTTGAAACAACTGAAACAATTGATTTAACAGAATCAGACACAGAAGATACTGATGAAGATGAAGATTTGGATGATTTCGATTTAATGGAATTGGATGCATTAAAAAAAGAATGTCAAAAAAGAAACATACATTACACTAAGAAAGCAACTGAAAACTCTTTGAGAAATAAGTTGAGAGCATAATATTAAACGAGGCAATTAAGCCTAAACAGACCATGCTGAACATGGAAATATTAAAAAAGTGGCTAATTTAAGAGAGATATTTCAAGACATATCTGAAAACATAGACTTGGGAGAATTTAATATCGAGAGCATACCTGAAGACGTGGTAATGCCTGAAAACTTTAAAGATGAATTTCATCAAAAGTATCTAACTGTTGTAGCAGCAAAAAACAATCCTTTATTAATGGGACATTTCAAAGGGAAGTATTTATCTTCTATTGATTTGAAACTTAAAAATGGATTAATTTCATTAGGTTTTACCGAAGAAGAAATTGCAGAGCTTAAAGGACAGGAATCTGATTCATTAAAATTAGTAGATTTAGCATTCAATAAGATTGGAGAGCGTAAATCCTCAGAAACACCTAATAATGATAAAGGGACTGAAGCCTTAAAAAAAGCACATGCAAAACAAGTTTCAGAATTACAGGGGATAATTGAGAAATCAGAAGAAATCTCTAATTCAAAACTATCTGAAGTAAATTCAAAATGGAAAAACCAATTTAGAGATTCTAAATTGAATGAGATATTAAGTGGTAAAACATTTGATTCCAACATTCCTGTTGATGATATTAAGATACTAATCAAGTCAAAAATTGCACAAAGCAATTATGATATTAGATTACAAGATGATTTAACCTTTAAAGTATTTGATAAGAATAATCCTGATGTAGAAGCAATAATTGAGGGTAAAACCTTAAAAATTGATGATATAATAGGAGAATTTGCATCAGTTTATACTGAGAAAAATCAACAAACAACTGAGACAAAACCTGAAAAGAGAGTTGTTGAAGTTGCTACTGTCGAAAATAATAGTGATGGGGCATGGCGTCCAGGTCATAAAGATTACGGCAAAAAAGTATAAGAAGTTTTTAGGAGCTTAAAATTCTGAGGAAAATTAATAATTAACACCTTAGAAAACATGGGTTATAATAGTGATGGAGTATTCACAGCAGGAAAATGCTTGAACTCCTTAATAAACCTTGATGAAATCAAGGGGGGTATATATTCAGCAGCGAAAAAACGTTCAAAGTTAGGATATATTGAGGCATTAGCTTCTCCCTTAAATACAAGAGGACAAAGACAACTTCCAACACAACAAGGAAGTAAAAAACGAGTTGTAGAAGTAAGATGGAGACAACGTTCAACTGAATCTGATATTGAGGAATCAAAATCAGGTACATGTACATCAACAGATTTCCCTGATTTCAATTCAGAACTTTTCGAAGTTTCTAAAGAAGTTGAGAGAAAATTTGCGTTGAATACATCTGAATTTAAAGCAGTTTGTGAAGGAAGAAGTGAATTTATAGGGGAAACTCTTGAATTAACATTTGATGCCTTAGCAAGAAAAATCAATTCTGCTTTATTAACTGAGCAATTAACTAACTTTGGAATTAATATTGCAAGTGGATCAGCAGCTACAACTTCTGTAACTGTATTTCCTGCTGCAACAGGAGCTCCAAATGCGGCTGCATTGCAAACGTTAATGTTAGAGTATGAAATTACAAATGAAATGGCAGGAGCCCCTATTTGGGTTGGTGGTGGAAACATCTACAAGTTTTGGAAAACTCTCCAAGTAGGTTGTTGTAATGATGCAGGAGTTAACATGTTGGATTTATCTAACAGTTTAGGTTATGCTCCTTTTGTTGATACAATGGTTGATTCTGTAATAGGAACAAACCAATTCATTGTAATGGAGCCTCAATCAGTTCAATTTGTACCTTTCAATGATTACGTTGGAGAGGATGCTACAAGTTCAGGAACTTCAGTTGCAAGAGGAACAATTACAGATTCAAAAACTGGTATTACTTATGATTTGAAAGTATTACAAGATGATTGCTCTGATAATTGGATTGTTATAATTAACTTAAATTATGACATATTCTTTCAACCTGGAGAAGCGTTTTCTGCTAATGACCATTTATATGGTACTAACGGAACATTACGTTATACAGCAGCTACTTCATAGTAGTTAAATAATATAGGGGAGGGATTTATTTCTCCCCTTATTTAAAATCATTAAAATGGCATTATCAGATTGTTTATCAAATTATATAGGATTAAGGGGTTATTGTTCAGATACTACTCCTGAAAGTGGGTTATATGTAAATGACCTTCCTGGAATCAGCATAAAAATGATGTCCAATATCTCTAATGATGAACAAAAGAATTATTCAGGAGTTTGGGATGAAATTTATACAAGAGCATTAAATGAACTTGAGACTGATGTATTAATTAGAGGGCAAAAATATTTCAAAACAACAGAGGTTGCTGATAATTCTAATACAGGATATTATGATGATCCATATTCAACATCAGTATCAACGGTAGAATTTAAAGGAACAACAATTGAGGTAGATGCAAGAACATCAAGATATTTATCAATTTACCTTAATTCAGTTCAATTATATCTTCCATCAGCAGTAAATGGGAGTGTATTTATATACAATCTAATGAATGGGGAGTTATTAGATACAATAACTTTTACAGGAACAATAGGAATCAATACAGTTGAAGTCAACAAATCATATATCACTTATGGGCAAGATACAAAAATCTTTGTATGTTATAACTCAGATTTAGTTGGTAATTCAATTGATGTTACATCAGTAGATGATGCAAAATATGCTATAACAAGAGGGGCAAAAATATCAACTGCAACCT